TTAGTTTCCCGTATTGTGCTTGTGCGCGCACCTATGAGATCATCCAAGGTACCTTGCCGCGAAAACAATTCACGATTCTCTGGAGTTAATTCAGCATCGAAGCCAACGATGTCACCGCCAGCAAGAAGTGAATCCAATCTTGACCGTATAGGGTCCGCTTGTTCGTCTATCTGAAACTTGCGGTACTTGGCTGACGCTTGTTCATCACCACGTAAAGTATTAAGCCTGTCTACAAAAGCATTACGTACAGCGTCTTCATCGATCTGTTGCCCAAACTGAGAACGTAGTGCGTCAATCGCTCCAGACTGCTGCGCAGCCTGTAGCTCTTCTGGTGTTTTGTATTTACTAAGCTCATTATGAAAAGCGTCAGTGTTATTCTCAACACCCACGTCATAGCGCTTTTCAGACAAAGCTTGTCTGTCATCGAAAACACTACCGATCTGGTTTACACCGGCATTCAGACTTTGGCGCGATCCTTCCAGTAATCTGGCAGCATCGCCCACACCTCTGCTTTCAACATTACGCCAGGTAATCGGCATTATTTAACTCCGTATTTGCTCATGTACTGGGACAGGGAAGGGTGATTTGCGTTGGGTTGTGCAGCCAAGCGCCCACGCTGACGATCAGCCAGCTGGGAGTTAGTCAGGTTCTTCTGCACTTCAAAGTTCTGGTTATACTGCCGTTTGTTCTCGGCGAACTGGTCTTTGGCTAAACCATACTGTTTCATGCCCAGGTACAGGTTGCCTATACCGCCTAGAACATCTACGCCGGTTTTTAGGTAGCCGGGGTTAAATACTTTACCATCCTGGTATCCCATTAGCCTATCGAGCAACGATAGCTCACCTACTTCTGCGTCAGGGTTGCCAGGCATAACAGGAGATTGTTTAAACGCACTCATGCCGCCCATTTGGTTTACAGGACTATTAGTGTATAGAGCTAAACTGCCGTAATCAGGTCCCATATAAAGAATCTCCAGTTGTTTCGTGCATAGTGGGGAGTCTGAGGGAAGTAGAAACAAAATTCTGAACTAAATTCAGTGTCTCAACCCCTATGTTCCCTCGGTGTATTGTTCTTTCGAAGTATGATGACGGCGGCTCCCCTATAATAAGTAGTGGTTCCTCCGCTATAAGTAAGTAGGGATCCAGGTAAGTACCGTTCCCTAGCAGTGAGTTTGCTTCATCCAGTTCATCCTGGCGTGCTTCTTTGAGTAGCTCGAATTCAGCATATTCGTCCAACAGATCAGTAAATGCATCTTTTAGGACATTACCTGCGCCTTTAACTAAACCAGTGGAAGCTTTCATGTAATTCGCGGCATTCACGGTCATCTTACCGTGCTGAATCCATTTGAAGCCGCCCACTAATGCAGCAGCAATTGCCAGCCACTGTGCTGCTTCAAGGCCAATGACTTCCACAATTGCTGTAAATACTAATTCGAAAACAAGGGTAGTAACTACAAAATTTAGAATTGCACTTATTAGCATTGCGGTAGTTGCTGTTCCTGCAACTATTGCTGCATATAGTGTCTGCCCCCCATCTACGCCGTAACTCAGGATAGTAATGACTACTGCCACGACAATTAGTAACGCCTTGAAAAAGCCACGCTCATACCACTTTATTTTCTGCACTACATGCGAATTAAATACAAAGTGCAGTGAGCGGTAATACAGGGTCTCGCGGTTCATTAACGACATCTTTCGACTAACTTCGTAATCAACAGGGATAAGTAAACGCTCGTCATCAGCCCCGCCTTCTGCGCCCAACCCAGGGGCAATGTGAAACCTGACTTGCGGATCTATTACAACGATGCGCTCCAGTAATGTCTCGGTAATCTGTCTGTCGAAGCGCCGGCCAGTTCTGGTCGCTGCTCCTTCAGGGATTTCGGTAATAATCGGGTTATTGGTACCAATGTCGATAAGGGTATTTTCATAGGTGCCCACTGCACCGATTGTGCCGGGCACAATCTCTCTGGTAATTCGGTCAAAGCTTAGTGTCATACGGAAATCCGCATCGCGTATGTCTAATGCATAGTTCTCGCCTTGCGCAAGTGAGGTTTCGTAATGCGCATCAACGCGTAGGAACTTGCCGTAATCTTCAATGAGCTTATAGCCTGCTGGGTCGGGCAAGAATGCCCGTACATTATCGAAGTAGCGAAATAGGTATTCCACGTCAACCTCGTCAGTTGACGTGATAGGAACTCCCATCATCATGACCGCCTGGTCGACGTCCTCTATACCGTCTGAGTCCGCTAAGGCATCGGCGATCTCTCGGTAATCCATGTTGAGGTAATGCAGCAATTCCTCGGAAGTCTTGTATTGCTCAGTATTTACGTCCGCTTCCGTGCCTCTGTTTACCCCTTGACTCCTAAAAACGACAAAGGGAAAGTAAGTGCCTGATTCAGTCGGAGCTTGATTGTATATATCTGTAAGTTCTGGGATGGTTTCTGTCAGCGGATCGTAAGTCCAGTAGCCTATTAATATCTCATTATTAGGCCCCAGGTAAGTGTATTTGGCTTGGTAGTATTCGTTATTCGGATCATCACCTAACGCAACGCTATATATATAGTTAAGTGGCTCGCCTAATTCTTGTATTTGCCCTTCTTCTGCTTCTTCTACGTCATCCCGGTAAACCAAATGAATCTCAATGGCCTCTTCCGCATTAACTTCAATGCGATAGTCTTCGCCAACCACTTGGTTCTTGCTGTTCTCTGGGACAGGCACGCGCAGCGGTGTTTCGCCTGTTTGTGAGCTAACATCCCAGCTGCCTAAGCCGCTTATTTGTGGTTCTAATCCTGGCGCAGTGCCGTAGATTGCTTCTAGTTTATCCAGATAAAGGGGGTTACCAGTCCAACCTGGGATACCTTCTACGATATTAGTTTCGGGGTCATAGCCGAAATCTTCATATAAGGTTTCCCAGCCTTTGTGGTAATTATTTAAGGGCCTAAAGTGCATGTACTCTATTGAGAGAATAGTGCGTCCGGTGACAGCGCCAAGCTTTGCTCTTGCTGCGATTAAGCCATCAGAGCTGCTAAGGACCCTGGCGTCAGGTAAGCCATAGTAGTATTCCCCTCGCTCAGCATAGCGGTACATACGACTAAATTGCCGATGTCCCCCTTTAAGGGCGTGGTTATAAATCTCGGTTTGAAGTGAGGTTTTAGTGAACAGCGAATTGATGAGTGCCCCTTCCAGGGCATCGGGGACGAGATCATCTTCGATGACCCGTGTAACTTGCGTGTCGACAAAATGCTTTTTCTTCGACGAGAACAAACCCATGTGTTTATCCTATCGACATATTATTAGGCATCAACACCAGATAGCAACTTAGCTATTACACGACCAACATTGGGGTCGTAGAGGCCGTTAGACTCAGTAGCCTGGACACCTGTTTCATCTGTAGTACGTTGTACTTCCCAGCTACGGGTAAGAATGCTGGCCGCTTTTTGTTCCGCGTCACGTTTGAAGCCGTCTGTCTGCGCACCATACAAATTAATTTGCTTGCCGATGACGCTGTTCTCATCCACGCCGGCGCCGTTGGTTTGTGCTAGTTCAGTAACTTTCTTTTGTTCAAGCAGTCCTGATTCAGCAACGACTTTGATTATTTGTTTGAGGATTAAATCAAACTCGGCTTTAAGTTTACATTCTTGCGCAGCAAGCACTTTACCTTCAATAACGCCGTTTGCTGTTTGCTGCTCAAGTAGCCCGGTTTGGGCATCGATACGTATTTTGTCTGCTTCGGACTTAATAACTTCAGCGTCAATCAAGTTAATTTCTGCATTGATTTTAAGAATTTGAGCAGCAACCAGATCACGCTCATTTTCAGCACGTTGCTGTTCAATGAGCTGGGTTGCTTTTTGAATTTCAAGAAGTTCCAACTCCAGGTTGATCTTGTCTCTCTGGAGAAGGAATTCCAAGGCACGGTCTAAGGTACTCTGTAAAGCACCCAAGTAAACTTGTGCGTATTCATCACCAGTGATTCGCCCTGCGGTGTATTCTCCGGCGACATGCTGTTTAACAGCAATTGCCAGGACATCAAACGCACCGGACCCCGTAAGGGTAGCTTCGGTTAAATCACTGATTTGAATAGGCATAGAGTTTCCTTAGTACTTAATCGTTTGCGCCGTTAGCCATTGCCTGGCGTTGGGCGAGATCCTTTAGTTCTTTTTCTGACAGGGGAGCCAGTCTTGAAACAGAAAACTCAGGAATGAGTTTACCTTCCCTTACTTTCTTGCCGCCACGTATAACTGTCTGGAACACCTGACACTTACGTGCTTCGATCATGTTCAGGATAAACTGGGGTACATGCCATTCAGTATTGAAGGGGACGTACTTCTTCATAGTGCCCACAACACTATTGGAAACGCAGAATATCTCGCCTTCCCATTCTTTCTTGTTGGGGTTCATACAGGTAATGCTAATTCGTACTAAAGCAGCAGCTTCACGTCGTTTCTGACGCGCGGCACTAACTTCAGGTTTGGGGGCTACAGTAGGCTTTTGGTCCACTACTGGTTCTGGTTCTGAGGGAGCAGGCGTTTCTTCAACCATTTTGGCGTTTACCTTTTCCTTTAATTTATCAAGCCCAATACTGGGATGATACTGGACACCCATGGTGTCAGCGCGAGCCTTTAAAGACTCTAATTCGTTTTCAACGATATCGACTTCATTTTCTTCAGTCATTGCGGATTCTCCGGTTACAAAAAGAAGAGAAAGGGGGCCAAAGGCCCCCTTCTCAATTTACTTACAGTGTCGCGGTAGTCTTGACCAGTGCCAGACGTTCTGGGCGCTGAATCATGAAACCGTACCACCATTTGATGGACATAAAGCCAGTCTCGCCATAAGGATCCTGAGTAGTAGCTTGCTCTTCACCAGGCTTCTTGTGGTAGATCTTGAACTTCACGGTTTTACCATCAGTCTGGAAACCGATAGTTGTGAATGAACCGTCGCCAACAACCAACATTGGGAAGACGTCATACTGCTCACCAGTTTCGTAATGAGTAGCAGTTCCAGATGCATCAGCACCGGCGCCTGCCCATTTCTGCATTTCAGGAGCGACCACAATACGGAAGTTACCGATAGTACCAACTTCACCATTCAGAACAGTGGTGCCGGCAGCGTAATGCTGAACCTTGATGAATGCCTGGTTGCTGTGCATATCGACCATGGCTTCCAGTGTAGGCAGAAGCTCAGAACCGATGTACATAACACGAGCGGCGGGGATAGTTTTGGTATCGATCAAACGAGTACCAGTACTAACCTTGGTCATCTTGGGCGTACGGTTGTCATCAAGGTCAATGCTCAAGCGAAGCAGATCACCGTAAGTGACGACGTCAGATGCATCCAGCTCAGCATCAGTAGTAGCATCACCAGCAAAACGAACAACACCGGCAGAGCTAAGCAAGTCAACCTGCAGAGCATCTTCAGTCATTTCGGAAGCGCCGTTTAGCATCTCACGGTTGATGTGCATCATCAGGTCAGCGTCACTATCAAAATCCATAGAATCTTGAGTGTACTCATCGAAGAAGCCAAACTTCTCGATAGACCCTTCAATTTCAATACGCTTGAAACCAACACGGTTAACACGTCCGCCAGTCTCACCCACCATTGGCAGTTTACCGGAGATGGTGCCTACGTCTTTGCTGGAACCGTAAAGGTTACCAGACAGTTGACGGTAGAACGCGCCAGCCTGATCTGAGTCAGTACTGACAATGCTTTGAGCAATAGCTTCAGTGCTTACAACGATAAGATCAGTAGCAGCAGCCAGGGTAACAGTCCAAGGACCTGCGCCCCCTTTTACGGAACCAGCCTGGTCTGCCTGAAGGTCAGTTGCATTCTGTTCAGTCACAAAAGTGATTATTGATTCAGAAGACTGAAGATGAACTTCAAACTGGGTGTTATCGATAACAGCGCCGGCTGCATCAAGACCCTGGTCATTGATATTGGCATCATCCAGCAATGGCAGATAATGATACTTCTTGATTTTCTTGCCCATGTGTTTAGGCATAGAAGTTACGTCTGCCAAAGGCAGGAAGTACTGGGAGCGGCGCGCTTCGATAAGCGCTTGCTTGTTGTAGTGATCCGTACGGATCTGATTGCCGACGGAACTTTCCGCAGCATTAATTGGGTCGTTATAAATACGAGACATGATTTATCCTATAATAAGTTAGGTGCATATTTTTTCATGTACTCATCATCGGACAGTGACAATGGATTAAAATCCTCCGCTGCTTCGGATGAGGACGCTTTTTTAGCTGGGCTGGCGGCCCGTCGTTTATCCCGTGTATCTTTAGCGGCTTTCTTTTGTTCAGGAGCAGGTGTACGTTTCTGGGGCGGCGTTTGCGCCGGGCCTTCGGCCAATGCTGCAAACTTCCCTTCTTCGTGTAACCGGTCACCTACAATTCGGTAAGCCTCTAAATCTGACACGCCTTCTAAACGATTAAACATTCGCTCTTTTTCGACTTCAGTACTGATTAAGTCATAGACGCCACTTGCCATGTGGTCGTTTATTACTTGCAACAGTTGAGGTTCGTTAGCCACGATCTGTTTGCTTTGAGCATCCCATTTAGTGCCAACAACTTCGAGGGTCTGGTTATAGGTATCGGTGTCCTTAATGGAATCGATTACGCTATCCAAGTCTATCTCGCGGTCGTCTACAGTGTAATTCGACGCTTTATACTCATCGCCGGTTTCAAGGTCCATGTCCACAGGGTCGATGTTGCTCTCTTTGAGCAACTTTGCGATTGCGGCCGGGTTCTTTTTATCCAGGTCGATTAAAAAACTCAGTTTGTTCTCATCAAGTAGCTGGTTCTTTTCCAGCATCTTCATGACTTTCAAATTCGGTTTCAGGGCAGCCATCTTCCTGTTGTAGTTGGCGCCCATCTGCATCAAGCGAACAACGTCATCTGGGTTGTCCACTTGCATCATCTTTCCGTTCGCTTTGAACGGTGAGGTTATTTTCTTATAAACCTCTTCGAAGTTAACGTCAGTTTTGTCGCTATCTTCTGTGTTGTCGGTATCGCTGGCATCTTCTCCGTCAGTATCATCGGCGGCGCCATCAGCGTCAGCAGAAGTATCCTCCCCATCATTATCATCAGGGTCATTATCGTCGCCTTCTGCAGCCTCTTCGTCCAGGTCATCTTCACTGGTGTCCGGTTCTTGCGCATCGTCAGTACCCTCGCCGTCTTCATTATCATCATCGTCGGCATCGGCATCAGAGGCTGCCGCCTCTTCGCCTTCTGCCTCAGATTCATCGTCCGCTTCCTGGTCGTATGAAGCTGGGTCAAGGTACGCACCACCCATTTCAGCAAACTCTTCATCGGACATACCTAAAAAATCTGGTTGTTCCGATTCAGCCGGCTGCTGTTCTTCTTCCTGGCCCTCAGTGATATCCTCGGTGCTCATAATTCACCTTCTTCGGACATCAGCTCGAGTTCTTTCTCGCCAGCAAGAACGGCGTTCTCTGCGTTGGTGGCAAACATTTTAATAACACTCAAATGCTGCTGAAATGAGCCAATACCGTCTATGGCTCTGATTATGGCTTTTTCATCCTCAGGGTTTTCCATTGAGGGATGTGCTTTTAATCCAACAAGACGTATCGCTTCTTCTTTGAAGTAGCCTTCAATTACGATGGCTTTAAAGTCGGCGTTACTTTCTAATCGTTCCAACGCATCTCGTTTTGCTATTACTGCTTTTGCGTCATCGATATCCAGTTGTATTTCTTGTGCGGTTACTTCGCTCATAATCACTTCCTATCATTGCTAGTTAGTTAACAGGTTCGTGGGCACTTTAATCAAAGAAAAAATACTTTTCTTGATTATTTTTTATCCAAGATACTTATCCAATGCTGAAGAGGACTCTTCAGGCTTAAGGCGCGCTTTTTCTCTTTCGAGTGCGATGTTACCGCGCGCCTGTTCACCTTGGAGTTCCTTCTGCCTTTCTTGTGTGACACCAGACTCTTGTTCAACGAAGTCCAAGTCAGTCTTGTCTGCTTTGCTCATAGTCTCTCTGACCTTAGCCTGATTGAGATCAGCATCGCTAAAGTCTTCAGTAGCACGCGCCTGTATGGCAACAATTTCAGCTTCAATCTTACGTAGTTCGGCTTCCTGTATTGCCTGGGCCAATGGATCTGGCTCGGGTTCGTACCCTTCAATATGATGAGCAAGCTCAGGCATCTTACGAAGTCGTGCAATGTCCCTAAGAATTATTTTCACCATGCCGAAGTCGAGGTTATTGCCCATGGTCTGCAACATGAATGAAAGCTCTTGTGCTTTCAGGTTGTCTTCTTCAGCAGTACTTATGTCCAGGATCAGATCCATGTTGCCGGCTAAATCCTCCCGGCGAATGGCAACGAAGTTCTCATTAGTAACTCGTATGATTTCCTCGTCGTCGAGGAACTCTTGATTCATGCTGATAACCTTGCGGCCTATCTGTGTCATGCCAGCAGCTAATCGGCGTAAGATGGCAGTCTCTCTTCGGCCCGCTGCATCAATGGCACCGCGAATGCCGGTAGCCACATCACCTAATGCATCTGAGTTAATACCCTGGCTGAATGCTTTCACACCGCTCATAGACTCAGCTTCCTGGTTCTGCAGTTGCAACATGAAGGAAGCAGATTGAGGGATTTCAGGATAGGTGTGGGAGTAAAAGCCCAGTCGCGGGTCGACTGTCTGGTTGTATTCGTAATCTTTACCTTGCTCATACCGTCTACGGTTCACCGCATCGAGAGCATCCTTTCGCCTGCCCATTTGACCGTTGGCCGAGCGCCCCATCAGATCTATCATGCCGCGTGTAACAGCGCCGATAATCTTCTGGTTTTCAATAAGCAGCTCGCCGTCAGGCTCACCATAAATGGATTCCCTTACAGGCAGTAATTGGACAGTAATAAAGGGAAGTTTTTTATCTGGGAAGGGAGATACATCAAGTCGTATTAATGTGTCGCCTATCCAAGTTGCGACAAAAGGCTCAGCAACACCAGTATCGTTATAATCCCAAAATCCCCAATATTCATGGGCGACCAACAATTTACGCGGCTTATCAGTAAACTCAAAACTTTGGTTATCTTTTGTCTCGTGGTCGGGGTCACCCAGGGGTGAATTATTTTCGGCATTGATGTTCTCCAGGTTAAAGTATTTGCCTTCCTTCCTCAGGCGCGATAATGATGTTTCAAAGCTGTAGATAATAAACCCGGCATTATCCAGATCACCCCTGCAAGAAGGGTCGATAATGACATTACGGTAATCACATATTTCCAGGGAGGGTTTATTAACGAGGGTCTTCATTCGAGGCTGCATCTCGTACCCCAGTACGATTGGTTCTACAGGGGTACCGGTTTGCATAGTAATGTCATGCGCCTGGCGTAATTCTTCAGGAACTCTGCTTTGGTATTCGGTGGGGTTCTCTGTCATTAGTACATGAAGCTCTTCGTGTACTTGTGCCATTTGCGGATTAGGCTGAAACTCAAGAATAGGGACTTCTTCTTCGATTTCTTCTTCTTCGAACTCCCACCCTACTTTGACAACGACAGTACCTTCGTCCACGGCTGTGCGCACGTAACTGTCAATGAACTTGGTTTTATTAAGTTTGGTGTTGAATTGATTGTTGAGTACCAGCTGGTTCTGGCGCGCCGCTTCAACATCTTCCCAGGTAACTGGGGATGCTTTAAAGATGTTCTCACTGGAGAGGAAGGGTTCACTTAACGAGGAATAACGCCACTCCGCTTGTTTGCGGATTAGCTTCGGCTGCATACTGGAGCGGCCTTTTACCTTAGGCAGTTTGGCAGACCCCTCAATATTGAGATTATCTAACCAAGCACGGATCTTCGACTTCTGTTTGTCATGATCAACTTTAGCGTCATCTCTGTCCTGTAGCAGGTCTGTGAGCTTAGGCGGGTTCTTCCAATTTAATGGATTTACCGGCTTTGCATCATCATAATTTTGCTGGGTGGAATCGTCCTGGCCTGCCATACGTAACTCTCTAATGGGCGAAATTAGCGTCAACGTATCAAAGCAAAATAATTATTTCTGATAATTATGTCTTTGCGCCAATTAACTTCTCAATACGCATAGAAACGGATGCACCGTATAGCGAGCCTGCAACGGTACCAATGATATAGGGCGGGATAAGCCAATAAGTTAATTCTTCCGCCACCAGCAAATGCATGGTCAAGAACCACAGCCCATTGGAGAACACGGAACAGATGGCGTGGTAGTACATGTTATTCCGGTTCCTGGCCCGGGAAACCAATGAAAATGACACATTCTGGGCAAACGCCAATACTATAATCAGGTACATACTCATTAGCAGAAGCCCCTGTCGTGGAATTTATCGATTTCATCGTGGGACTGTACTTGCAAGTTCTCTGTGATCAGCCGTTGACATGATGCTTCGAACTTACCTGCGTAGTTATTACCTTCATGGAACTCATTCGATATCCCTTTAGGGTTATGCGCGCGGCTGGCGACATACCACAGCAATGGCTCAAGGTGAGTATCCGGCAGATTTACGGCTACTTGCGCAGGAGATGATATGGCCAGGTGCTTTGAAATCCTGGGATGGTTTGCGCGGTAGACCACACGCAAACTGGTTGTTTCAAGCAACCATGGCGCTTTAGTGCTGTCGGTGGGAACCTGCAGTAGGTGGCTGGCC